TGATATTCTATTTCCGCCCATTTGCAATACGCCCTGCATAACATCTGCTCCATCCGTGTGTAAAATAGACGGAGTAGTATCAACATAAGTTCTAAGCGCAGTATCAGCAGCATCGACATAACTTTTAGTTGTTGCGTCAGCAGCATCAACAGGAGTAACCAGTTTAAGAGGGCCAGTCATTGGGATTGAACCATCACGCAGAATTACATCACTCATTGTAAACGGGGTATTGGATAACTGTCTTAGCGTATCATCCCACTGGAGAGCTTTGTCTGCCATATACGAAGGGAGATCGGTAGTGTCTAACCCGTCTTCCCACACAGGGAAATGCAAAGCACGAGAAGCAAGTTCAGCTAACTGCTGAGTCTGCATAGTCAAACGATCAAGTGCCAGTTCATGTGTCTCAGCAGGAAATGGATCATACGGACGATAATCTGTCTCTTGAGTGTATGGCACTTCACGGATAAGTAGTATCTGCACGCCTACTGCTGGAGCAACAAGGAATCTAACAAGCCCACCAATAGCCCCACCACCAGTAGAATGCAAAGACCACCCAGCGGGTGTCTCTACTCCGTCAAGGTACACGCTCATGTGAGATGCTTCATCTACTCGAAACAAGTACCCGAAATCAAAAACATCTCCAGCCCCTACGTGAGTTTTTCGGTTGTCTGTATTCGTGATTGTCATTTTTCTTTCTCCTCTTGTTAAAGGGGTGTTTCAAAACACCCCTTATTTAAAACCCAAACTTGGCGCGCGGGACGGTAACGCCTCACCCATTTTCCAGTATTCTTCTTGTTCTCTCTTGTTATAGTATTGTAGCATACGATCATGCTCAGCTTCAAAATCAGGATTAAGAAGTTTATTCACTTGGTTCTTTAAGAACCTATCAAACGCTAATCTATCGTACCACATATTTGTATAGGGTATATGTTTAAGAGCTGTTTCTCCAATCCCAGCAACTGCTTTCCGACCAGTTTCAGCTAAGGACTTCTCAAGCGTAACAACATCTTTCATACTGCCAAACACAAACGTCAAGGCGTTACTTATATCCTGACCGGGAGGGCCAGCTAACAGTTCACCAATACCACTACTGTAGTTACGAGTGAACGCATTAAATATATCCATAACTAACCCGAGCGAACCACCTTGATCGAGGCCATGCATCCATAGCTCACCAGATTTCCAGTCTAGTAAATCTCTACCGCGAGCTAGCTCTTTAGCCTGATACGCGAGCATACCAAGCAACGAAGTACCAACTAAAAGCGACGCCATAGAGTTTATCTTACTGAATCCGGGAGCTTGAGCAGCTCTCATAAACGGGCCGAGCATTGAGCTGATAGCAAACGATTTGAACTGCCCCATATTTCTACGCATCTCACCAGATAGTGTACCTGCCCGTGTGTCACCTACAATAATGGTACGTGTGCGTATGTTAGGCTCTGGTACTGCGTAACGAGTTTCCTCAGTTATCGCGCCAACCAGTTTAGCCGTGATGTCATCGTTGTTAAACGAGCTAGGGTTCACGTAGTTTATACCTCTGTGGTGTTCTACGTGAGCAGTGATAGTATCCCAGTCATTCGCGTTAATTCCGTAAGTCTCAAAGGACTTACGAAGTTTCTTAGGTAACTTAGCAAAAGTGCTATCTGAGTAGGTAGCTATATTAGCTAAGAACTCTAGCTGAAAAGCGTTCTTCATAGCCAGAGTCCACGCGTTTAACCCACTCAGTCGTACAGATGAATCAGCTAATCTAGATGCCATACCATGACCGCTAATTTCTGCTACTCTATTTCCAGATACTGCTCGATCAATAGTATACTCGGCCATAAATCCCAACCGCGCAGCTAATTGCATATCTTCTGTATTTCCGGGGACAAGATTTGAAAGTGCTCTTGAGTAGGTTTTCATAATACTCATGTTATTAGCCCTTGCTGCTATAGCTGTGTAGGATAAATCACTCATAGCAGATATAGTAGCAAAGCCTAGTTTAGTAGCTATACCAATATTACGGATAGCTTCTGAGGTGTCGGATAGTACGTTATGGTATCCCGGAGTACGATTCATAAGATTGTTATAGGTGTTCTGTGCAAACGTACCAATTTGCTGATCACCCGTTCTCTGTACCAACATCTCTTTCAGGTACTTGAGAGTAGCATCAGGATTAGGGCCAAGCATCTGCATGGCTGCAACTTCTCTACCCATAATCTCCATGTAATCAGTCATTGATGCGAAGTGGTTGGGGTTGCCAAACTTATCTTGGTACTTAAGCCATGAGTCACCGTCTTTAAAGTGCAAAAATCTATGCTCCATGTGACGCTTACTTAAGTCTATCATGCCGAGAGTTGATTTATCGTGAAAGCGTTTCTTACCCACACCACCTGTACGGATATTATTAAACACCCTGCCAAGAGCTTCCTCAAACTGCTCGTCTGTAAATTCATTCTGAGCTTTGATGAATTTCTCATCGAGTAGTGGCCTAATAAACTTTGACCACGATGCAAATTTCTGTGCTGTAGATCCCGGTATCCTCATAATGAGATCAGCATTATGGTGTGTTGGTAAAGCCCACGATTTAAGGTCACGGATTTGTCCACCAGCAGTATTGTAATCCTCTCTGACTCTATCCGATACAGTCTTCCACATCTTTGCAAATTTCTTAGCATCTGGATCACCTGACGTGCCGGGATTAAACAGCTCTTTTACCACATTACGCATGGCCTCGTTACTGTTTTCAAACCCAAACTTCTTCATCTTCATAGCTTCAAGCATATCAGTCATTTCTTTATGCCACTGACCTGTTACAGCTTTAGCTCTCAACTCTAATGATACTATACCAGATGCTTTATCGCCCGTACGAAAAGACTGAGTTATCAAAGACGTAAGAGCTTCTGATTCACTGACGCCAATATTATCAAAGTAAGTTTTTAAACTATCAATGGCAATAGCATTTTTACGTGCTATGTATTTACTGCGTAGCTTACGTTCTACCGCATCATCGACTATCCGCAGTAGCTTAATTGGGTCAGCTACACCAGAGTCAATAATATTTGTAATATCCTCACGAATATTCTTGTCTCCTAGATTCTTAAACATTACTATACACTCATCAAGTGACGGCATCTATACACCCCCTAATACCATTTAACACGTCAACGTCGTGGTCTATCATCTCTTCAACTTTCTTTAACCCCATTATCTCACCATAATCATCTCCCGTACCGCCGTAAAATGTCTCAATATCATCATCACCCGCAGGTGTTTTGGGTACTTTAGGTAGCTCACCATCAGCCGTAGGTGTCTCTGTTGTCTGTGCTTTAGTACCGCTGAGTTTACCTATTCTCTCTCGGATATTAGTCATCTCCTCAGCTCCGATACCTAGTACAAGATCACCTTTTTTAGGTGGGCCTTTAAAACCCGCGAGATCATATTTATACGCAGGTACATCTAATAGATCATCCGATAATTCTATAACCTCATCAAACATAGTATGATCCCGGAGGACAAATATGTTTTTCATAAACTCTACAAACTCAGAGAACAATGTTTTAGTCGGATCTTCTTCAATAGGTATAGTTTTAAAGAACTCTTGAACACGTACGCTTGTAAGACCATAAGTTAAAAACTCATGTTCGTCATCAAGAATTATCCTAGCTGAGTGTAACGCACGTGCATGCTTTTTTTTATCCGCTTTAGACATTCCAACCATATGTGTTTCTAACGCGATTCTCATACGCGTCATTCGTGTTTTAGCTGCTGCTAATTTAGCCGGTGGTAAACCAGATATAGCATAACTAAGTCCATAATACGTACTAGCGTGTACCATCTCATGTACGACAGATCCTTCGTTTCTGCCATCCCAGTTTAACCCAGCCTTTTTAGGGTACCCCTTACCACGCACATAAATACGAGAACCACCTTTACCGCCATAAGTAAATAACGCTAACGCGCCACTATCAGGTGGAAAATATTTCTTTGCTTTAACAGTGCCTGCGTCAAGGACTTCAAACTTTATATCACTAATAAGTTTATCACCTGAAAATCTTTTAGCTATAGCGACAAATGATTCATCCTCAGAAAACTTAATGATCCACTCAGCTGCATCAAGAGGTGTCCTAAATTTATACGAATCAACTTTTAAATTCCCAGACATATTCTCCACAAACGCAAAACTATCCAGCCTCTTGTTAAGCATCTCTATGTCATTAATCTGATATTTTTTTATTAACGCTTCGTACTCACCAGTTTTAAGTTCTATTTCAAGTTCCAGTGCATCATAATCAATAGTGCTATCTAACGCGTTATCAAATTTATCATTCAATGCAAGAAGCTCATAAGATCGGTCTTGTAAATCTTGCAGCATTTCCATCTCGACTCGTCGAGTTTGTGCTTGCATACTTCTTACAAGCTCCCGCTCATCCATCCCACGCGACTGCGCGAATCCAGAAACCTCTGACTGCAATTTTTCTGCAGCTTTAACGAGTTTAAGATACCTCGCATCTTGCGGATCTACATTCTGATTCTCCATTTTACGGATTTCACTATCTACCATATTTAGCTCTCTAAATTTAGCATTGATAGTATCAATCTCTATCGTGTCCATCAATTTCGTATCGACTTCATCAAGCCTAGCTTGAAGAGTTTGTAAAAGTTCAGTAGCAGTTTTAGTTTCTACGTCTACATCCTCACCAACACCAGCCCGCGATTCAATATCAGCTAGTTCCTCAGACGCTTCTTTAATACTCTCGGTATGTTCAGCTTTCTTTTTTCTAAGGGCTTCGATTGCCATATCTACAGTAGCTTCACTATCTACTGTACCCACCCCTAAATTAGCTAACGTCATACCCTCAGGTAAATTACTCTCAGCTCTTACTATAGCTTTAGCCATCGCATCAAAATGCGCTGTCGGATCCATCTGCTTATCAGGAGCAGCTCTAACTTCCTCAGCAAAATCTAGTAGTATCTGCTTTGCCAATTTAAGACGCTTGTTTGCAGTAGTGGGTATTGCGTTAATAAGTTTACGCACGCCAACACCAATAAGCCCAAGACCGCCAGCACCTACGGTTCCACCAAATACACCAGCAAATAATACTTCCATAGCGTATTGACTTGTAGGTAAATCCATTCCAAGTTGTGTACGCCACCTAGATCGTTGAGGTATAGTTAATAATTCTGCTCCAGATTCTAAAGCTCCGAACAGTACAGCAGACCTGACGAACTGCGCTACAGAAAGTGCTCTTGCAGGGCCAGCAAACATAGGTACGATATATGCAGGTTCTGACATATCACCTATAAACTCACCGACTTTACCTGCGAATTTACCACCGGGGCTAGCACGAGAATACATCTCCTCGTAATACCCCACGCGCGCTTTAACATCTTCCCGAGTTTGCTCCTCAATTTCGGATACCAATTTAGTATCCTTTCCCATCTCATTAGGAATGTTCTCGCGTCCCCATGTTGTTATCTGATCGTGATCTAACACCCACCTACCAGATGAATCTTTAATCTGAGCAGCATCCATAACAGTTCTAGGTATGAAACCCTGAGCAAACAAATGCTCATTATGAGCGATAGCTTTTCTTTTTTCTCGGCTATTTATATACTCAGAATAGGTACGATTCGTGTCCATAACCGTACCTGCACCAAACTGGAACACCGTAAGGGGGCTGGGTTCTGGTATGTGCCTAGCGTTCTGGTTATCATTAACATAGTTCTTAAAATTAAACATGCGACCCTTTCAAAGGGGTGTTTCAAAACACCCCTTTAGTCCTGTAAATTCATCTCGAAATATGAATCATCTTCAATTCCTGCGTCTACAAAATCGTACTTAGCTTGCTGTTTTTTCTCTAGAGTTTTAAGCGCGTCTTTTGGCGTTTCATTAGGGGGCGTAACATTTACATAATCCCCACCACCGTAACCAGAACCCGAAAGACCTTGGGCGTTATAAAATTCTTTTGATTTAGCTAACGCCTTTGCTTCTTCTTGTGATCTAAACGCTGATATTTCCTCGGCATAATCCTTGTTGACTGATGGATCATACTTGAAACTAAATGGTACAGGCTTTCTCATTTCTGAATCACGTCTAGTAATAAATTTTCCACCCCTAGGATAGTAGATAAAATAACTACCACGATAATTTTCAAACCTAAACTCACCCGTTTTAAGTCCAGCTATTACTTGAGGTTCTGTAAGCCCTTTAAACCCACCTTGATCCGCGTAATACTTAGGTGGGAGATCATTCAAATATTTTTGAAGACCACCATTAGGATCAAGCCCCGGTTCATTCGGAAAAGGCACACCATTAACAGTGGTAGTATCTCCACGGACAGCCGCGATAGACTTTGCTAATCTATTTGTATCTAATTTACCACCATCTTCTTCTGTACTGGGGTTACTCAAGAAACTCTCATAGTAGTGACTTATTACCGCATCTCCTATTGAACTTTTAAGCTGTGTATCATTAGCCCATAAGTCTCCAAGCTCTGTACGTATAACTTTCTTAGCTTCTGTTACACCCTTATCTCGCAAGATATATTTGTACTTATCATCACGTCGCATTTCTGCACCACGGAGAGTTTTCTTTGCGTCTTTATATTTCCCTTGCATAGAGAGTCTACCTACAGCTACATGCTCAGGCTTATATCCAGCTTCACTCATCTTACTCATCTCGTATTCTGTACTTCCGGGATCAGCATTGAATACAGCCCCAAGAAATAATACCTTTGAATCTAAATTTCCTTGGGAATCAAACGCAACTTGGTAATCGTCTATCATAGCTTCCGTGAACATCGAAATCCGCTTTCCTTGACTAGTCTCGATAAGCTGTTTTTCATGTAGACGCGCTTTAATACTGTTGTCATATGCATCTGGAGAACTATAATCTAACTGGACATCGTTAGCTATTTCGTACTTAGTCGCGTACTGCCACGGATTTTTATCAAACTCAGACTCTAAATACTTATTAAAATCTTTTAAAGATTCTAAATCATTAATGCGTATCTGCGCAGGAACTATATACTTCTCATTAGTACCATCATTAGCATACGCTTCTTCTCGGATTTTACTAATCTCTGAATTTATGTATGCATCTCGTTGCGCCGGTTTCATCGGCCCTAGCCTAACACGAACGTAATATAATCCTCTCTCTCGATAATACTCACGAGTTAAATTTTTATTACCCGTAGCTATAGCATCTACTTCAGAATTCGTCATGAATCCCTCGGCTAACAAACTAGGATCACCCGTCTTAAAAGCCTTTATAGACTCCTTCGTTAAGAAAGTATATTCTTCTATCGCAGCTTTACGAGCTGTTGCGTCTTTCATATTAAGACTGTAAACCGCAGACTCTAATTGGCGTACCGCAGCCTCAGCTTCTGTATCGCTAAAGAACGTTTCACGAGATCCCTTACTTGCAGGCTCAAATCGGTCTTCATCAAACGACTTAGGAGGTTCACTCCCCAACGGCTTACGAGGGTCATTCTCTGGTCTGTTAGCACCAATACTAACATTACGATAAAACTCTGCTTCATTTTCAAGGATAGTAATGTCGTCAATATTATCAACCGTGCGTATAACATTAGCTATATACTCATGCTCAGCGTAGTTCCTAGCGTACTGCTCAAATAATTTTTTCTCCTCATCCATGTAAAACTCAGAACCTGTAACTAATTCTATAGCCCTATCTGTAAAGCCCTGCTTTAACAGGGACTTAGATTTTGTCTCCACATATGATCTACCAAAAGTATACAGCTCATCATTAGCCTTTTTTAAATCACCAATATAAGCGTTGTTTATTAGCTCCTCATATTTCAAACGTAATGGCCCACGTAAAGTGTCGTTATCTATCTTAGCCATCTGTTCTTCCATAAAGGCTTTACGTTTCTCCCTATACAATCCGGGCCGGTGTTTATACGCAGGGTGTTTACCAATGGTAGTGTCATGCGTTTCTTCTTCGCCCTCGGCGTAACTCTCAACAACCGAATCAGTTTTAAGATATAGCTCGTTATCGTACTTATCATGCAGCTCGGATTCAAACTCCGACTCAGCGACTCTAAACTGATCTTCCTGTAAATCGTCGTGTCGCTTCTCAAACATCTTAACAGTCTCGTCTAACATCCCAGCTACAGAACCACCAGCCAATCCAGCTTTACCCCAAGCACTTCCAAGAGCTACAGCAGCATAGGGATTCTGTGTACCTAATGAGCGCACTTGAGTTTTGTATTCTATTCTTGGAAGTTTCATTTAGTTACACCTCAAGTAGAAACAGAACTAGTACTGGTATAAGTACTAGTATTATTAACGGTAGTTGGGGAAGAAGATAAGAACGACCCAGAGCTAGCAAACCCCGTAGCTAGAGTTTGGAACGCTCCAATTCTAGCTTGAGACCGAGCCATTCTACCCTCAGCTCTCAGAACGTCAGCTCTTAACTTACCGGATTTTTCAATCCATGCTATCTCGTCTTGTCCACGTTCCAGTAAATCACCTAAGTACATTCCTGCCGAACCTTCCTCAGTCATCCCGGATGCAAAAATTCTTGCCCGAGACTCTGACATATCGGCATCTAACTGATCTTCTCTACGTGCAGCTTCTTCAGCAGCTACCTCTTCTTCTTTTCTAGCGTTCTCATCAGCAATTTTCTTAGCTTCTATCCCAGCTTCGTTCTGCTGATACGCCCCGTAAGCTGTTATAGCCAGACTAATTACCATCATTGCTATGCCCATGATATTCCCCCTTTAAAAATATTCTTCATCCTCAGGTTTTTCGTATGCTACACCAGAAGCTACATTAGCCGCAGCCGTTTCAGAATCTTCTTGGGCTTGCTTCCCCAGTTCTTCTGCAGTCATCTCTTCTTGACCGTACACAGTCTCAAAATATGAATCAAGACCTGCATCCCGCAGCCCTTTAGAGTATTCATCAACACCAGCCCACTCTTCGCTAGATATATCAGCTGTCTTAGACCACTCCACGCCAGAAACTCTTTCACTTATAGTCCTTGGGTCTTTCCCCGCAGTTTGATCAGCGTGATACCTACGGTATCCACTCGCACTTGTTTTAGCATTAAACTCCCTTTCCAAGTTCCGGTATGTAACTGTGTCTTTATGTCTAGCCATATTCTCATCATATCTACCCTCTATAGCACCAAGAGCATTTTTCCAGTGTTCACTATCTTGAGACACACCCATCGATCCTAAAGAAGCTCGCATAGAAGAAGCTTCTTTTTCATACTTGTCTGTTGTATCTTTAGTCCAGCCAGAATAATTATGCCATTCTGACTTACGCAATGCACCTCGACCACGTGGACTATCAGGCGCAGCCTGAACTTCAGAAGCTGCTACAACATCCCGCGTAGTATCCACGGAAGATACTCCCCTATTAAAAATCCTATCATGCACGCTAACAGGAGCATTACTATTTCTATTAGCATAGCTGTTATCATTCCCCTGTGATATATTAAGTACCATTTCGTTTCCTTTCAAAGGGGTGTTTCAAAACACCCCTTTAGAGCGCGTTTGCGCCTAATTCTCCTGTTATGTTAATAACTTTTAACGCTCTTGGTATCCTCATGTCTATGTATAGTGACGCATCTACCGATCTACCTAAGTTAGTAACGTCAAGTAACTGAGTCCTATTAGGTTCAGTAGTATTCATAAGAGTAGAGGGGAATCTGTCAGGTGGGAGTATGCCATTTATGTGGGGCTTAGCCGAATCCCACAAACGTATCTTAGCTGTAACCCACCGCTTCATATGTCCTGCCGTGGATTCGCCCTGAGCTAGCGTAATTAATGGTAGAGTCTCTAAGTAGCACTCGCTTAATAATCCCACTACTACCGAATCAACTTCATTATCGAGTGTTATCTCTCCGCCAGAAACCGTTAGCGGTCGGTGTATAGCACCTTCATTTACTACTGGATGAACTTCTTTACCCTCAAGGTGAAGAAGTCCAGTCACTACTTTAGTAGGTGTACTAAATTTCGTCACCTTATGACTATCTAAGTAAAATTTTTTGTCTCCACTTAACGCTATTTTTTCGACGTATATTCTATCCCCTGTAGGTAAGGTGCGTTTAACTGCTACCCATAACTCATCTCCAGTATTAAGCTGTAGACGAGTAGCAGATAAAAACATACCATCAGTATTATGCAAGCCCCACCCAAGAACAGGATCTTTCTCCCCATCTTGATAGTATGAGCATATAGCCATATTTCCGTTCTCTAATATGAGAACCATACGCAAATTAGGTTCGTACATTACAGTAGAATCTAGTACGTGAGATTCAAGTATGTGATTACTATTGAAAGTTAAATCTGTAGACTGCCATCCATCTTCTGTCCACGAGTACCACATAGACCTAAGTTTATTACGGTTAGCATTTACGAACATCAAAGACGTGTGCATCATTTCAGGTTTAATGTGTGACGTACCATTTGATAACTGACGTACGATTTTAATGTTATCTGTTTTAAGTACAAAATCTGAAGCAGTCAAAGGTAAAAGCGCAAATTCATCTAACTCTGTACCAACTAATAACTCTCTACTAGCTGCCATCCACATGATTGTACCATGACGCGGAACTTGCATAGTCACACCATCATCATCTGCGCCACCGGGAGAAAGATTATCATAGTCTCCAGATTTACTAGACCAAATTCCAGTAGGCTGTTCAACTGTTCCAGCCCACCATGATCTACCTTGATGTATTGCTACAGTTCTAGGATAGTTGTTCACTCCCCAATCAGAGGGCATATGCGCAAACGGCACATCTTCGTACACAAAAGAACGGGTTGAAACAGTATACACTAACTGCGTAGGATGATGAAGTTTATGAGTGAAGTATATTCTAAGACCACTCGGATGCATCTCCGCCTGTAACTCAGTCAAATCTTCTAAAGTATACAGATTAGGCACAGTCTTAACCATATCACCATTAGGTAAAATAACGTGTGTATGGCCGGGAGATACTGCCAATACATAAGTGTGCTCTCGGTTGTAGAAAAAAGTTTTTAATACGCAACCAACGTTGCTAGTAGATACTTCATTTTTATGTTCTGATCCCGCGCGTCTTTCAATCGGCCCACGAGGATCTGGGATCATATTCATAGAACGAAAGACACCGGCTTTATAAATGTCAGTGTCTATCCTACCCCACAGATCATGGCTTAATTCGCCAGCAGCAAAAGATGTTTGTATCGGATGAGTTTTAGACATTATCTCCTCGCATTTACCAGACGGTATGACCTAAACTTCTCAGATCGTCCTTGCATACCATCAGTATTACCTGCTTCGTAGAGTTTATTTTCATACAGCGTCCACATAGATTTGTGTATGCCGGTGGATTCAGTCAAGGGGATTGCCAAATCAGAAGATAATCTAGCAGCTAATGCCTGTACAAAGTTCGCAGAAAACTTTTCAGTATCTACTACTCTATGTATGTACCGCACAAAAACTACTGTCGCCTCAGATAATATATGATCACCCTCTAAAACCCAGTACAAGTAGTCATCAAAATTTGGGGACGCGCTCACCTGTAATACCCGAATACAATCTGGGGGTTTTAAAAATGTTTTGAATGACTCCGGGATAGCAATGTCAGCAGTGTGCGCTATTTTAACACGCTTAACAGCAAACGTCCAAGCCTTATCTTCTAAAACTGAATCCCGGCAGGAGTCAAAGTTAGCCTTGCAAAGTTTAGCTTCAACAGAGTCATCTGATAAATCAGTAATAAGATTACCTGCTAGCCAACCTATTGCGATGTTACAAATATCTACTGTTGAAGCCATACTTCACCTCTTTAAGTTTCGGTTTTAGGCAATCCCGGAATAACTACACGATTCGATTCGGGTTTAGCCGTAGTCTTTTTCGGAGTATCTAACCCGAGTAAAGACGTTACAGTATCGACACTTAAATTCAGTGCCTTTGCGATAACATCAGGAGTTTTTTTCATCCTGTGCATACGCTTGATGTTGATTCTATCATTTGGATTTGCCCCTGATTTCATGCTATCTCCTTTTAGGGTGTTGCAGCTACCGCATCTACATCTTTGTCTCTCTTTGCTGCTGCAGTTGCGTTAGTACCTGCGCTCAAGTTAGCGAAAAGCAATACATCTAATTTTTCCCCCGCACTTGTAATTTCAAAACAAGAACCGAGTACCAAATCAGGTAATGCCGACTGAATCAATCCACTTTCTACACCTATAATTGACATTATATTCCCCCCGCGCCCAAGAGAGGGGTGTTTTGAAACACCCCTCTCTGGTTAAGTTTACGCTACCGCGTCTTTGACAACCACGCTCACGATGTGTTCGTCTTCAACACGAACTGCGCCCATTGTCATGGTACAGTAGAACTGCCATGCAAAGGACATGTCCGGACGCTCAGCAACTTTCGCTGTAATGTCGTGCGCAACGTGCATACCAATAGCTTTCTTGGTAAACGCAAGACAAGTGAGCTTGGTCGCTGCCGGGACTTCCAGCCGATTGGACACGATCCATGTAAAGCCCATAAAGTTGGGCAGCTTGCCGGTAGACAGAGCACGCATGCTCTGATAATCTGCCGACGTAACTTCCAGAAGCTGCATCAACTTCCTCTGCTGGGTAGGCCCAATGACAAAGACCTTAGCCTCGTCCGGGTCTACGTCGTTCTTGTAGAACTTCTCCGCAGTTTCGAGAATCATATCCAAAGATATAACTCCTGTTCCGTCACCGAGAACCTGCGTGGTAGGCAGGATCTGGTCTGCGTTAGCGCCATCTTTCGCCGGGCCAGTTGCAGCTTCGATGATAATGTCATCAACAGCCCGACGCATATTCATCGCCAGATTGTGAGTGACCGCAGAATTGGGGTCAATGAGCATCTGCCGAGGATCTTCAATCTCGACAATCTCACCGGTGTGCCATGTTTCGGAAATACTGACTCGCCTTGACCACTCAAGACCATCAGTCGATCCGTAAATGCCACTCCCACCACCACCCGCAGGTGTAGCAACGCGAGGAGCAGTCTTCTCAATAGCTGCCGATGCTGCCAGTCTATCCCAGTTGTGCTTCTCAGACTGACGCCCGCTCTCCATAACATGCATACGAAGACGAGTATCGGACTGTTGGGCCAGATGACGGATGTTTGCCTCAAATGTTTGGATATACGCTTTCTGAATTGAAATTGCCATGATCTTTACTCCTTTGCAAGTAATGTATCGTTAAAGTTAGTTCGAGGTAATCCGTCAGGGGCCTCAAGGGGTGTTTCAGAACACCCCTTATGCCGGGCTAGCGAATCCAGCCAGCTCTGTGAACTTCGTAATAGCCGCCTCATGCCCCGGATCAGAAGGGTTGTTCAGCGGGTGATCAGAATTCCTACGCATTTCAGACATCGTAAGTTTGGCATCGTCTGGAGTCATCACAGGCCCACCTTTAGGATGCTTTATGATTTCGCTCGTTTCAACTCCAAGACTATCAGCTAATCCGAGCATAAATACTGCTGTCGCGAAAGGTGGGTTATTAGAATGTAACGGTTCCGAGATATATTTCGGAGCATCCACCTTATCTGCTATAGCTAAAGCGATCTTAAGGTTATTATCATATGCTGCACCCCATGTGTCTACCAGTTTCTTCGTGTCTGCATCCATTAAAGCTTGATTGTCACGTGCAACTACAATGGAATCTGCTACAACATCCTGAACAAACCCGTCAAACTGCTTCTGGTTTAATCCATTCTTGTACGCCGTATCTTTAAACGCATCTATAAAAGCTAGATTCAATTCCAGCCCCTTAGAGTCTATCTCGGGAGAAACATACTTAGCTGCTTCTTCCGGCCTACCCATAGCAATGTAAGTTTTACTCATTGCTTCGCTATCAGACATATCGGGCTTAAGCATGAGAGATGGAACTCTCTCCATCAACCCATTATGAAACTTATCCCAATCTTCCGCACCAGCATCTTTTCCCGGTACTCGAACACTTCTCCCGACCATTGCTTTTGTATCCACAAACGCTTTAGCTAACGCTGGAATGTCAGTAAAATCCGCAAGTGAAGCTTCCGTTTTAAGTTCCTCTGGCAGTCCTTCTTTCCAGTCTTGGCCCCCACCCCCACCACCACCTTTGTCGCCATCACCATCACCATCGGCAGCAAAGAACATCAGTGGGGTTCTAAAAGGGTAATCAACTCTGGGTCTTAGCATACTCTTCCATCCTTTCTTCGATGTATTTGATTACATCGCGTTTGCCTACGTTACACGCCATAACATAGGGGTTATCATCTATCAAGTCGCCATCAAAAGCGTCTCGTAAGTCCTCTAGGACACTATGTCCTGTCGTACTAGTGAACAAATGGTGGTAATCTCTACTTCTTTCCTTGGGCTGCGTTTTGTGCTGCATTTTGTGCGTCTCCCGGGTTCTGTTCAGCATTTCTTATTTCTTGTAATCCTGTACCAACTGCTCCCATAGCCTCTCCCTCTGCTTGATGCTGTGCCATTTGCTGTGCAGCAGCCTGTTGAGCTGCCCTATCCTCACGTATCTTCTTAATTTCTTTATCACCCTTGATAGGTACACCTAACAATGTAGCTGCCTCTTTACCGATTTGATCAACGTCAGGCAAGTCAAGAATACCGGGGTCAAACTCTGCAATTGGAGAAGCAAGCTGGAACCATCGTTGCATAGACACAATCTTGTCCATCTTCTGTGCACGAGCTAATGGCCCTAGGTACTCAACATCCAATTCAGAACTATTTTTCACGACGGATTCGGGTGGAGGGGGTAATCTGCCAGAGCGATATAAGATATAGAATGTTCTGCCAATTAATGGGTCAAGCAAATCATTCTGTAGCCTACCAAGAGTCGGACCGAGAAGTCGTTGCATCAGCTCATAACGAACTTGAACCTCTGTGGCCGTCATAGCAGGACTTTCTTTCATCTCTAGCTGGTCAACTTTAAAACACCGGCGTATTGAATCTTGTAGGTCTTTCTTATGCAGGTTTGACACATCAAACCGAGCCTTAGATTCATAGGGTACAAGCCCCTTTGCGTTACGGACTACAGTAACACCGCCAGCTTCAAGATCTAGATCGCCTACTAATGCACGTTCTTCTTGGAGAGTCGCAGGGTCGATAACTTTTTCTCCAGCAATCAAGATCATTTTGACCATGGCGTTCAGGGTAAGAACATCTCCTAGACATATATGCGATGGAGAATACCCCCACTTAGAACCTGTTGCCTTACCCCAACGGGTAATAAACACAGGCATTTCATAATACCCACCCTTGTCACCAAGCTGAGTAGCATCCTTGAGGAGAATGTATTTGGCCCCAAAGGGGCGGGCCTCAGTTGCTATCGGCTTAGATACATCCGAGTTTTCTTTCCCTTTACGAGGGTATATAGCGTATATAATTTCATGCTTAGTGAGCATACCAGTAGATGATTCTGCCTGATCTTTAATGTAGTCGGGTATTTTATCACCAAACTTAGACATTATCTTCACTGACGTCCACTCGTACCTACGATAGAACCTAAGCACATCGCCCTTATAATCCTCTTCAAAAAATCCATCACGCAGAGGGACTGCTGCAAAAACCAAGCTCTCCAATTCTTGATCTTTCTCCTCAATCTCCTCTGCCAGTATCGCTGTCCCGAATCCCGTAAGATCAAGGTAGGCTTCACTAATTTCCAGATTAAAATTAGACTCCATGAGAGCCTGAAACATAGTATCTGCACAATCTCTGAGCCACTCTGCTGCTTCTGGATCAGAGTTTAGCTTTTGATCCCGGAATACCAAATGAAACCACCGAATAACAGGTGATGTAACTGATCCCTGTATAGACGAAGCTAATGTTATGTTAGCCTCAACAGCAGTGTCATCAAACTTGCTCCGGTTTTTCCATTCAACAGAAGTCTCACCTGTCATAGTACGAAAAAACTCACCCTTAAACGGCATGATATACCGAGAAATGGTATCCCACACACTCTCGGTAGTCGATCGTTCTGCTTTTAATACTTGGTATCTTGCTCTTAACTGTTCGCAATCCATAATACCCTCTTTCGCAAGGGGTGTTTTGAAACACCCCTTACCCCATTGCTCTACGAACTCTTGGTTTCCTAGTTACACTAGACTCAAATAAGAAATTAACCGTAACTGCCAAATACCTATACGCATCTGCACCGTGACAAGCCCAATTCTTCAACGGAGTATCAGAATACGACTGCTGCTTTTCATTATACCGTTTCTGGTAGTTCATCAGCGCATCAACTCCGACTTTACACTTCACATCATCGAACATACATACAGGAAGTACAGACCTAACTGCTTCTACGCCATCAGCTATAGACAGTTTAGGCACTACACTGAAATAAAACCCAAGATCAGCAGCTATCTCTCTACGACTTCTACCGGATGATAGCTCACGGACTTCAATATCGTGTGGCCCAAAATGTTCAGCGAAGTTATAATCCTCTTCATCCCTCAGAGTCTTACAATAGTTTATATAGTGGGGCATAGCTTCACCCTCGTTCTCGTAGTACCGTATACACCGGACTTCTCGACCCCAAATCTGGAAAAACCAAATGGCTGTAGAGTCCGCAATCCCCAAATCCCACGCAGTATACACCGGAAGTGCTGGCTCGTGTGGAACAGAAGTTATCCGCTTCTGCGAGTACAGCCTGTCAATCAACGTCGCATAGTAAGACCCCACAACTCCCGCCGTGAATGAGCAAAAATACTCCTGCTGGATGAGAGCCTCAGGCATCCCCGAAGCTCTCTCCATCTCAATATCCCGCGAGGAGACAACAGCACCACCACCGTGTCTTTTGGTATCTTCTATAGTAAGTTTTTCCGTGAACCACCCGGAATCAGAACATGCTGCCGTGTAGAGGTTATATGCGTGGTTTATACCGCGAGGCGTGAAATTAAATAACGCCCAGCCCTTGTTTTCAACCAAGATTGGACGTAGATACTGCCATGCTTGAGGACGATGCAGACTATACTCAGAGAATATAACCCCAACAGGATTAGTCCCCACAATACTATCAATATTGTCACTACCAAGAAAGCGGATAATACTCCCATTGATGAGTTTGATAACCATCTGTTGATTATCTTTATGAGCGATAAGAACTTCAGGTATAAAATCAATAAAGGCTGTGCCATTAGAAGTAATCCCTTCCCAAATGATTATCCTAGCCTGTTTGTAGAATGGAAGAATGTAGAAGTAAGTGCCAACTTTCTTGAAACACTCTTTAGTGAGGATGTTCATAAACGTCAAATCTTTACCAGCTCTGCGATGCCATATAACGGCACCTCTTTTATATCCTGAATCAAGACAGGAGAACAGTGGTGTCTGATACGTTCGTGGTACAAACTTATGTGGTAACACAACTTTCATTTAGTATCCTTTAAGGATGAGGAGAGGGGTGTTTCAGAACACCCCTCTCCCCAAAAGGAGAATCAAACTACCGCGCCCCTGCCGAAGTGCCATCTGTTATCTCAATCACCGGCTCTGCATCAACCGCAGTACCACCCACCGTGTTGAGTATCTGTACAATAACCCTACCGTCATCCTTGTCCCCACTCGCCCCAGAATTTACTGACTGTGGAATCCCCGCCGATCTGAGCTTCTCTAAAATTTCCGTGACTTTCTTCAACTGATCACCTGCATTGGGTGCAGCGGAGACAATAGAAGTTACAATTTCTCGCGCCTTTGCCAATATAGATGTCTCAAGTGAAATATACCGTGGGTTCATAGTCGCGGCTTTCAGCATGTTAATGGCTGAAAGCCGTTCACCTACAGCAGATAATACATCATCGGTAACGTCCTCTAAATCGCCAATATCCTTTACTTGCTGCATCTTACCATTTAACTTAGTACGTTTCCAGCCCTTCTCGGCAATAGCATATTCTACCATTGTCGGTGTAAGATGGTTTTCACTGGCGATATTCTCAACCGATTCGTGGAATATCTCATATTGAATTTGTACGGCATCCCAATCAACGTTCATAATAAGCTCCAAATAGTGGTTAGCCAAAGGGGTGTTCTAAAACACCCCTTTGACCGAGGAAGACTAAAACGTGGAGATATATCTCCACTTGCTATTTACCATTATAGCACATCCGGTGGAATTTGTCAAGCGTAATTGACTGGATCTTGGAATTTATTTTAGCTTATTTGAAACTTTTTATGTAGCTACTTTACCATATTATATAAGGCGGCGGAACAGGGTTACTCAGAGCGGCAAAAAATTATCGGGAAAATATGAGGGGTGTTTTGGAACACCCCTTTCTCACGGAAATTTGAAAATGAAAATGGTTCAAAATTTTTAGCC